GACTCCACAGAGTCGAGCTTTATCGTGGAGGACTGGACATGAGTACTCGACAGTACGACAACTTTAACGACCTTGTAACCTTCACGCGGTCTAGTGGCGGGACAGCGTTGCGTCCCATTAGCTATGGGCCTGAAAAGGTTACTAATGGTACGTTTGATAGCGGGACTACTGGGTGGACTGCTATTAATGCCACGCTTTCTGTGGTGTCTGGCGCACTAAGAGTAACTAAAACAACGGTTAACGGACAAGCAAGGTCGTCGTTTCCCACGGTCGCGGGAAAAGTTTACGTTTTATCGGCAGACCTAGTTGGTCGGACTACCGCTACAAGTACACAAATTTATATCGGCTCTGCTGCTGGACTTAATGACCTAGGAACTAAGAGTTTTGGTTTAGATACATCTGGTTCGGCTTATGTTGTATTCCGTGCGACAACCGAAGAGTCACACATTGCGCTTTACTCCCCAGCGAGTACTGGATACGAAGATTGGGACAACATCAGCGTCAAAGAAGTCCTCTACGACCAAGCCGGTGCGCCACTAACGCTATTCAATCATCTCACTGACACCCCACGCATTGAGTACGATGCAGACGGTAATGTCTTGGGGTTGCTGGTGGAGGAGAGCAGGACTAATCTAGAAGACCATTCTGATTTTGGTTCTGGATGGGGACAGAGCGGCGCAACAGTTGACTTAAACTCTGCATTATCACCAGCAGGCGACAATACTGCCACAACAGTAACGTCAATATCAGGGACGTCATACGGAATTAACGCGACCAATATTACCGTAACAAACGCTAATCACACGGCCTCTGTGTACTTTAAGGCTAACGGCTTTGATTACGCAAAGTTGACATGGCTATCTGCTGCAAACGGAACAGATTATGCTGTATTTAATTTAGCAACTGGAGAAGTTGTTGGAGGTACATATGTTTCAGCAACAATAGAGAGTGTGGGCAATGGTTGGTATAGGTGCTCTATAACGTCACTGTTAGCTGCTACTTTGGGTGGTTTTTATGCTTGGATGAGCGATGGAACTTTGTCTAGAGGATCAGGAGTCTCAGGTGACGGCACATCAGGCATCTACATCTACGGCGCTCAAGTAGAAGCCGGAGCCTTCCCAACGTCCTACATCCCAACGTCAGGGGCTACAGCAACACGCGCTGCTGATAACTGCTCGATAGCCGTCAGTGCCTTTGGGTATAACCAGAGTGCAGGGACTGTGGTTGTTGAAGCATCTACTAACAGCACAGCAGTAGCAAATCACAGCGATATAAATATTAAAAACAGTTCTAGCCTTACAGTCGCTGTGTCTGGATCAAGAACTGGAGGGTCTGCTGCGGGGACATATTCAATCTATTCCCCTTATACTACTGTTTTGGTTAATGTTCCATCTGTTGTCACAGAAGGTAATACATACAAGGCAGCTTTTACGCTGGTGGATAATGATGTATCGGTATCAGTAGATGGGTCAGCCGTAGTATCGGATACGTCTGTGTCAGTTACTAGTCTCACAGCCTCAATAATAGAAATCGGGGATGGCTACGGTTATCTAAACGGCCACATCAAGTCCATCAAATACTACCCGCGTCGGCTAACTAACGCACAGCTACAGGAGCTAACAACATGACCTACACAGACGAGAACGGAAGACTCCATGTGGTCGTCGATGAAGTTGACATCCCAGTCTATGCAAGACTCCCCAGCGGTATACTGCACTGCATGGTTCGTGCGGTTGATGAGGCTACATTTGATGCTGTCGGTCTTCAGGTTGGGCTTTTAAGGTACGAAAATCCAGCGCAGCCAGAGACACTCGATGAGGACGGAAACGTCGTCACGGAGGCTGTGGAGGCTTCTGGGGCCATTGTGCCGTCGGCGGGCAATACAGTGACGCGCATTGGCGCACATGTGATTACGCCAGCGGTGCTTGACGATGAGGGCAATGAGGTAACGCCAGCCGTATTGGACAATCGCTACCACGTTAACTTCTGGCTAGGCTCTGAGGTTGTCACCCGTGGAGCTTGGGAGTCTTGGATTGTCCAATGGATGGCTGGGACTCCAGGTTCACCTAATGCAGATGAAAACTCAATTGCCATTATGGGTGTGGAGTTAATTGATCCCATGACGGTTGTTACACCACATAACGTGTTGCTATGAAGCGATTATCTTTGGCATTACTTATATAGTTAAAGGACATTACAATGGCAGTAATTAAACTTAAAAACGGATCTGGCGCTCCACTACCGGCAGACCTTATAGCAGGTGAGCCAGCGTTAGACCTGACTAATAAACGTTTGTACACAGAAGATTCTGGTGGTTCTGTTATTGAAGTAGGCTCTAATCCTTCTAAACTTGTTATTAACGGTGAGATACAAGAAAAAGAGTATGTATTAGCAGGAACAGTTATTGATCCTGCAAACGGTACTATTCAATATAAAACGCTAGCTGCAAATACTACGTTTACTGAATCGCTAAGTAACGGTGAGTACGTCACGCTTATGATCGATGACGGTAGTTCCTATACAATTACATGGCCCACAATTACTTGGCTTACTTCTGACGGTAGTGCACCATCACTGCAAACAACAGGCTACACTGTATTTGAGCTTTGGAAAGTTTCAGCAACGCTATATGGAGCAGTAGTTAATGCTGCGTAAAAACATATTAAGAACTGTTGGTGGCAGCGTTTCACCTACAGAGATAGTTGATTTTGGAAGTTTTAACACTTCTTCTAATAGTAGTTCTACGCCTAGCTTTAGCGTATCTGCTAATTATTCTGCTGGTGATATTCTTGTAATGCTTTCTTTTGCTTATGATTCAACAATAAACATTATAGAACAAACAACTCTTGGGGATCAGCAAGTAAATAATTTAAGTTTATCTGGGGAGCTTAGAAGCGTTTCGCAACGTGACAATACTAATGTTCTTGGTCTTTATTATGTTGCGACAACAAGCGGTACAAGTTTAAGTGTAGATTTAGCTTATACATCAACACCTCAAAACATTTATTGTGCTATTTACGTTCTTAGAGCTTCGTCTACTAATTATGTTGATAGAGGTAGGCAAACTTGGACACTAGGCACATCAGAGGGTTCAATCTCTTATGAAGACGGAATTTCAGCTATTGTTGGTATTGCTGTTTATCGGGAATACACTAATAGTAACATAACAACTCCTTTTACAGTTACTAGCACGGTGGGTACGGTTAATTTAGAGTCGTCTGAAATTATTGATGGCGGCAACGCAGGGGTAGTAGCTTTTAATTTACCCTACACTGAGACTACAGGAAGCTCTTCTTTAACTCTAACCAGCGATGACAACCTTTCTGGGTTTAATTATAGTTACAAAGCTATGACCTTTATTTCTTTTTAAAAGGAAAAATACATGTACGTAAAAGTAATAGACAGCGTGCCTACAGTGTACACACTAAGACAACTAAAAAACGATAACCCTAACGTATCGTTTCCAAAGCAACCTAGCGTTGCGTTGTTGTCTACGTATAACGTATATCCTGTTGTGCAAGGAGCTACGCCCGATAACGATATCGTTACTAACGGCCCTATAACAGAAGTCAACGGTGTTTGGACTCAAACATACGTAGGCAGAGATCTTACGCCGCAAGAAAAGCGAAAAAGCATGGTTGTTACTATGCGACAAGCGCGGCTTGCGTTACACCAGGCAGACAAGCTAACTCTTGTTTCGGATGCGATAGCGTTAATACCAGAACCAGACAAATCCCTTATATCTATTGAATGGGAATACGCATCTACTGTTGAGCGCACATCGCCGTGGATGTCTACTATGGGATCAGCTTTAGGATTGTCGGAGGATCAACTAGATGAACTATTTGTCACTGCACGCAGTCTTTAATTATTTAATACGAGTTGGCGATGGTATTAGCCAGTTTTTAAATGTTGCTGTTTTGTTCGGAACTAATCCTAATGAGTCTATTTCCGGCAGAGCTTATCGAATGCAGAATGTATGGGTCTGGAGTAAAGTTCGTATTGTTATTGATTGGTTATTTTTACCTTTTGAAAACGATCATTGCAAAAAAGCCCACGATGCTGACATAAGTCGGGCTGCTCAATTAATGCGAAATCAAAGGTTCTAAACATGGATATTTTTGAAGCAGCAATGCGGTGGATAATTGCCCCAATCACAGTCATAGTTTTTATGCTGTATCAGCGTCAACAGGCTCATAGCACCCAGCTTGCTGTTTTGCAAAACCAAGCAGATATTGTTCGCGGGGCGCACGATAGAGAAATCCGAGACATCAAAGACATGCTGCACAAAATACTTGAAAAACTCGATGACAAGGCTGACAAATAATGTGGGCTGCTTTAATTTCTCCTGTTGCTGAACTTATTAAAGTTTGGTTAGGCAATGTTAAAAACAAAGCAGAAGCTAAACATGAAGCTCAGATGAAGTTAATTCAAACGACAGCCTCATGGGAACAGCTTATGGCAGAACAAGCGAAAACCTCTTGGAAGGACGAGTGGTTTACGTTATTGCTTTCTGCCCCCGTAGTGACTCTTATGTACGGTGTTACGTTTGATAATTCAGATGTGGTTTATCGCGTTGGGCTAGCATTTAATCAACTGGATAAGCTTCCTGAGTGGTATCAATATTTATTGTTTGTAGCTGTAACAGCCTCTTTTGGTATTCGTGGTGCCGATAAACTACTGGCAATTAAAGGTAAGAAATAATGGACGAGCTAGCGGCTAACCTTGACGGATTAGAAACGGAATCTACTACTGCGTTTACAGGCGAGACATACGAGGACTTCGTTGAGTGGTTCCCCGGCAGTGGTCTAGAGAATCAGATGAAGTCTTTCTACGAGTCACGCGGTGAAGAGTACACCGGCATTCCTGAGCTGCCGCCTTACGATAAGAATGAAGAAGGACAGTACGTCAACGATGACGGAGAACGACTGTACTACTTTAGCGGCTCTGATATGGAAGCGAGCGGCAGTCGCGCTGGGCTGGGAACTAACTACAGCTACATGACTAAGGATGACATACAAGAAGCCTACAGCTCAGATCCTATGCTGGGAGTAGCGTTTGCGGACTTTGAAACTTTCTGGAACTACACAGAGGACAGGCAAGCACAGATAGACTCCGGCGTAATTCTGGATCAATACGAGCAGAACGCTCAGATCTGGGCGGATCAGTTTATGCGCACTAGAGATGGCAGAGGTGGCCCCCAAGCGGAGCTAATCGATTCCATAGTAGGTGGCGAGCAAGAGAGACGAGAAGGCGCGGACAGGGAAGCAGAAGCCGCTCTACAGGAACAGTACGGTATTGAAGTACAGTACACTGACGAGATGGGGGCCGAGTATCAGTGGAATGGCTCTGGCTACCAGTTAGTAAAAGAAGCTCCCGAGGTCAGCTTTGGCCAAATGGCGATGACAGCCCTCATGGGGACGGCTATTGCAGGACCGCTGTCTGGCGTGATAGGTGCCGCTACAGGACTATCCGGGGCTGCGCTATCCGCTGCTACTGCTTCTGTCATCAGCACAGGAAGCCAGCTAGCCCTGACAGGTGAGGTAGACTTCGAACAGGCGCTAGTGGCCGCAGCTACGGCTGGGCTGGGCACTGCTGTGGGAGATGCTATTAGTGCTGCTCCTGAGCTAGACGCTTTAACCCCACAGTCTGCAAGTGAATGGGTGGACTACTATGAATCTGTTGGCATGTCAGCAGAAACAATATCGGAGATGCGCGATGTATTAACACAAGCAGAAACCGCAGGAAGTGCCGTTAACTCTGTTGTGGACGTTTTAGGTACTGTTTCTCAGATTGCAAACGGGGTTCAGGGAATAGATAGTGATTCCGCTGGAACAGATCCAGTATACGATGTAGGCCAATCTACCACGCCTGAAATGGAAGTAGACGAAAACGGTAATTTTGTTTATGACCCTGACAACCTTCAAGTAGTTATTGGCGACTACGTTACTGGGTATGAAAATTCTCAGTCTGCTGCCGACCAAGCTGCTGATGATTTAGATGCTAATGCTAATGAGCTAAGTAACGGCGCTGAAGATCTGTTAGCGGATAATTTAGAAGATAATCAAATTAATGACCAAGCTTCTGGGGAGAGCGTTACTGAGGAAGAGTTCTACAAAGTAGACGTCTTCGGTAACGTGTCGTATGTGGACTACAGAACTGGCGAGTGGATTCTGGCTGACCACCCTACTGTTGTTGATGGACGACCGCCCGGAACTTATGGGCAGCACGGAGAGGAGCTAGGTGAAGAGCAGGTTATTCAAGAAAATACTGGGACTACAGACATCGATAACATCGTTGATGTTGTTACTGATATTGTAACTAGCACTGACACTAATGTGCCTTCTGATGTTGTTACTGACACTGATGTGCCTTCTGATGTTAGTGTTATTGTTAATGATGTGCCTAGCATTGATCCTCCGGGTACTGTGGATCCTAATACTGGCGGTACTCCTGGTACTGGCACTGACACTGACACTGGCACTGACACTGGCACTGACACTGGCACTGACACTGGTACGGGCACTAGTACTGGTACTGGAACGGGCACTAGTACTGGTACTGGAACTGGTGCTGGTACTGGAACTGGTACTGGCACTGGAGCTGGCGATGGTACTGGAACCGGTAACGGAACTGACGGTGTTGACGGTGCTGACGGTGCTGACGGGGCTGACGGTGCTTCTGGAGGCAATTTTAATCCTTTTTACTCAGGTATTAATTATCAAAGACAGCCAGCACTAGGAATAATAAATTCACCAGTTGCAAACTATAATGCTGGTTTATTTAGTGAAATAGCTAAAAGCCAAGCGGCGTTTGTTACACCAAAGGCTAGTCCATTAGAACGTAAAGTAACAAGTTTGTTTGATAAATACATATAAAGTGAGCATTGCACAATGACTTATTTAGATGCTGTTAATAATGTTTTACGCAGATTGCGTGAAGAAGAAGTAACTACTGTACAAGCTAATACTTATAGCAAGATGGTAGGAGACTTTGTTAATGATGCAAAAGACCTTGTTGAAACTGCTTGGGATTGGGCAGGGTTGAGAAATACCTTAACTGTTACTACTCAAGAAGATGTCTTTAGTTATGTATTAACTGGTAGTCAAAGCACAATTAAGTTACTAGATGTTATAAATGATACTAGTAATTTTTTTATGGAGTACAGGACTGCAACGTGGTTTGATAATCAGTACCTTAATCAAACTCCAGTAAAAGGATCTCCAGCGTTTTATACCTTTAACGGTGTAGATTCAAATGGAGACTCACAGGTTGACCTGTACCCTAAACCTGATGGAGTCTACGAAATAAAATTCAACAGTGTACTTAGAAATAACAATTTATCTTTAGACGCTGATAAATTATTTATACCTTCAGCTCCCGTTATTCATTTAGCAATTGCTTTATTATCCCGTGAACGTGGAGAGACAGGCGGAACTAGCACTCCTGAGTATTTTGCTATTGCTGATAAATATTTAGCTGATGCAGTAGCTATGGACGCTCAAAAACATCCTGATGAAAACGTGTGGTACACAGCATAATGGCGCAACAACTAGTAAGTGTAAATCTGGTCGCTCCTGCTTTTAAGGGCATTAACACAGAAGACACACCGTTAGCACAAGATCCGTCTTTTGCTGAAACGGCAGACAATGCTGTTATTGATAAGCGTGGGCGTATTGCTTCTCGCAAAGGCATTGCTCTTGCTACAACAGATGCAAGTGAATTAGGGTCTGATCGTATACATAAAGTGCATCATTTTTATGACAGCACGACTACTTCAGTAACTTTTAGTACAGGAAATAATAAAATACTTAGCGGAACAACAGTTTTAGTTGATGCGACTCCTGCTGGTTATAGTATTACGGATAACAATTGGAAGATAATTAACTTTAACGACAACTGTTATTTCTTTCAGCGTGGCTATGAACCGCTTGTGTATAACAATACTCTAGGGGCAGTTACAGTAATGTCTGCTGTGCCGGGTGCTTCACTTACTTCTGCACAGTATTGCCATGAGGCAATAGGCGCTTACGGTAGGCTGTGGGTAGTAGGCACAGAAACTAATAAAAATACAATTTATTGGTCTGATTTGTTAACAGGACAAGATTTTGCTGGTGGCTCAAGTGGATCTATAAATGTTGAAGAGGCGTGGCCTGATGGCTTTGATGAAGTTAGAGGATTAGCTGCACATAATAATTTGTTAATTGTATTTGGCGAACATAGCTCTATTGTTTATCAAAATGCTGAATCACCAGCAAATATGGCTATAGCTGATACTGTTCCGGGCGTTGGTTGTATATGTCGTAATAGCATACAACATATAGGAACAGATGTTTTGTTTTTGTCGCATTCTGGTTTGCGTAGCTTTCAAAGAACAATACAAGAAAAATCAATGCCTATTACCGATCTTAGTCGGAATGTAAAACAAGAGCTAATTCAGGCCATAGAAAGCCGCACTGAACCTACAGCATCAGTGTATAGTCCTGAGAATTATTTTTATTTAGCTACGTTTCCAGATCAATTAACAACTTATTGTTTTGATTTAAGGGGAACATTAGAAAATGGGTCGTATCGAGTTACTAAATGGCCTTCATCATTATTTAAAGCATGGCACAGAAAAACTGATGGTGAGGTATTAACCGGAACAGAGCAAGGAATTGGTAGTTACGCCGGTTATTCAGATCAAACTGCTAGCTACAGGTTTAGTTACTTTAGTCCTGGCCTTACGTTTGGCGATCCGTCAAAGATAAAGATTCTAAAAAAACTAAGACCTACGTTAATAAGTGTTAAAAACGCAAATGTATTTTTAAAGTGGGCGTATGACTTAAACGAAACATACGCGACACAAGAGTATACAATATCTCAGCCTTTTGATGTTATATCAGAGTACGGTGTGTCTCAATATAATATTAATGAATACTCAGGTGGAGACCTTACTGTGCGTAGGGCAGTTAATACAACAGGAAACGGTACAATTGTAACAATAGGATTAGAATCAGACATTAATGGTTCTGCTTTATCTTTACAAGAAATAAACGTACAAGCATTGATGGGTAAAATATTATGAGCAATTATATAAAGACAACAGACTTTGCAACAAAAGATTCTTTGCCCTCTGGCAACCCTGCAAAACTAATTAAAGGCGCTGAAATAAATACAGAGTTTAATAATTTGCAAACGGCAAGTGCTACTAAAGCAGATTTAGTTTCTCCTACGTTTAGTGGGACGGTAACAATTCCTGCCTTAAATCTTACGGGAACTGTAACAGGAACTATTAACGGAGGAACATACTAATGGCGGGCGGATTCTTAGACGGGCTTATAAATGGGATTCGTAATCCCGATAACGCTGCTAACATTGCTTTAGGAACTGGCGCTTTAGGGGCTATATACGCAGGTTATGACAAGTTAGGTGATATTGGGAATAGAGCTCTTTCAGGTGCGCAAACTATTGGAGATAGAGGATTAGAGCAAACTACGTTTCAGCCTTATTCAATTACATCATCTACAGGTGGCATGTTTAATGTAGATAGCTCTGGAGCGACTACAGCTCTTTCGCCTCAAGAGCAACAGTACCAGCAAATGATGCTGAATCAAGCGCAACAAGCGGCACAGACAGATCCTTTTGGTCAACAAATGGGTAGAGATTTTTCTACTAGTGCTTACAATCTTGGTCAGGGGTTTATGACTCAAGCTGGAATGGATACAGCTACTAGAGAGCAAGACATCTATGACAATATACGCGCTATGCAAAGTCCCGAAGAAGAGCGTCAGCGCATGGCGTTAGAGGAACGCTTGTACAACCAAGGACGTAGTGGCGTTACAAGCAATATGTACGGCGGTACACCAGAGCAGTTAGCTATGGCTAAAGCGCAAGCTGAAGCACAGAATCAAGCATCTTTGCTAGCAATGCAGCAGGGCCAGGCAGAGCAGCTACAGCAAGCTAACTTAGGAAGTATGTTCGGAGGACTAGGCTCACAGCTTTCTGCACAAGATTTAGCAATGAGGCAGAATCAACAAGGTTTAGGTATTCAAGCGTTAGGCGCTTCTTATGCTCCTCAAAATCAAATGTTAAATGTTCAGCAAGCTACTAATCTATATCCCCAGCTTAATCAACGCGCTCAATTTGAGGGGGCTGGTTTGTATGGTGAAGCTAACATGGGTGGCCTTGAGGCACTTCTTGGAGCAGGTCAAGGACAAGCAAATCTGCTGGGTGCGTTAGGTAGTGGCTTGTTGAGTGGCATATTTAAAAAATAGGAGAATATAATGGCGCGTTTTAGTAATAATTTTACTCAAAGCCTAGCAAATCCATCTTATTTAGGCGGCTTGTTTACGGCTGCTGAGAACGTAGGCTCTGCTCCCGGAAGGGCTAGAGAAAAGCAAGAACAAGAGCGAAAACAAAAAGGTTTGCTTGATGCTAGTATGGCTCTTGAGCAAACCGCTTTGAAAGGTAATTTGAATGATTCAATGATAAACGACGCGGCTAATTCTTTGCTTAATCTTGGGATGCCGCACTCAGAAATTATGAATACTGTAAATAACGCTCGTGCTTTGAACACTTCGGCAAGACAGCGTCAAATAGCTTCGTTAGATAAAGCCGGACAAGATATTAAGCGCACTGCGCAGTTAGCTAGGGCTATACAAATGGCCCGTGAAGCTGGAGATGTGCTGGGTGAACGGCAAGTAACATCAGGAAGTATGGAACCTGCTGCGTACATGAACTCTTTAGCGGATAGGTTAAGAAAGACTGAAGAAAAAACCATAGATTTTGGTACTGGGATTACTGAGTGGGTAGATTCTTCAGGGAATACGGTTCTTAAAACAGTTCAGTCATCTAAAAGTCCAATTCCTTTTGAACTCGGTAGTGGTAGGTTGGTGGAAGAAAACGAGCTAGCTGGGTTAACAAAAAAGCCGGCTACTCCCGGAGTTTCTTTTTCATTAGGAGATAAGGGAGATACAAAGTACGCGGAAGAGATAAGTAGGGCATTAGCAGAGCAAGATGCAAAAGATATAGAAAGCGGGGAAGAGGCTGCTGATAATTTAGCAACTATAAACGAAGCTAGGCTTGTTTTAGAAGAAAACCCAGATGTTCTTGGGCTTGGTTCTGAAAACATAGATACGCTTAAAAAGGGTTTTATTCGAGTTTTAAGTGGAATGGGTGTAACAGAAAACGACCCTGTATACAAAAAAATAACTGAGCAGTCTAGCTCCGTAGACTTATACAGAAGTTTTACGCAAGATTTTGTTCAAAAAAGAATGGACGCTACCAAAGGTGCAATATCAGATAGGGAGTATAGTTCATTTATCGCCTCTGTTCCTAATCTAATGCAGACAGAGGAGGGTTACAGATCTCTTTTAAATCTTATGGAAAGAGCAAATACCGCTGCTGTTTTAAGGTCTGAGCATTTAAGAAGCGCGGCTATGTCTGAAGGATCTAGTAAGCAGTCTGTTTATAAAGCTCGACAAGAGTGGAATAATTTTAGAAGAAATTTTCCATTGGGGATGATTCCATCTAAATCGATGACAGAGGTGTGGGGAGACTACAACAAACCAGATTTCAATAAAGACAATATGGTTTTTTCTGTACTCGGGCCTGACGGAACTCGTCAGTTAACTACTTATAAAGATATAGTAGAAGGTGGAAGGAACTCTAGGGATAATTTAACAGCACATTCGTCTATTAAAAGGGCGTTTGAAAAGTTTGACGCTGTTTACGTACCTTTAATGTAAGGAAGCTAAAGATGTCGAATACTGACTTATCTTTTATGTTTGAAGAGCCTTTGTCTGTTCAAGAAAGGCAGTTTGAGGAGCAGCAAAATGAACAAGAAGACTCTCCTGAGCAGACTCAAATATCTACGGATGACATAACAAACCTCTTTAATCAATATTCTGAAGAAGAAACCCAAAAAGCAAAGCAAGCAACTTGGGCTGATGTATTTAAGTCTGGGGGAATAAGGGCCGTAGCAGGAATACCCCAAGGTTTTATGGCCTTGGCTGAATCTTATGGGGCTTTGCCTAAAGGATCTACCGCTGATTTTACTAAGCAAGTACTGGCCTTAGAAAACAGTGGAGATATGGGAATCGCTAAAGAATTTACTAGGGATACTCTATCTAGCATAATTCCTATTGTTGCAGAGATAATAGCAACTAGAGGCGCTACTTTTATGCAGACTGTTAAAAGATCGGCAGCTATTAGTGGTTCTGGTGGCTTTTTTACTTTTGTAGATAACCCAGAAACAGCGGGCCCACTTAGTACTGCTAGGTTTTTAAATACGTCTCTTGGGGCGACATTGGCTCCAATAGCTGCTGGAGCGGGTTTAGGATTGGGTAATCTCTACTCTAGGATAACTGGTGGACTAGGAGAGACATCAGTATCTGGTGGTAGAATAGCCCCTGATTTAGTCACTAGACAACAGGGCGCAGAGACTATACAGCAAGGAGCTGAAAGAGGCTTGGTGGTAACACCAGGAGCTGCTACTGGAGATGTTGGCTTAGCGGCGCAAGAAAAAAACATATCTGGGGTATTTTCAGAAGACACTGCAAGGTTTATATCTGATGTTATAGGATCTAACGCTAAAACAATGAACGAACTCGTGGATGATTTAGTTTCAACTATCATTCCAGAGGGAAAAGAACAGATACCGCTAACGATTGGAAGGTTGTTTGACGCAGCTTCTGTAGAAAGACTGCCTCAAAAAATATCAGCTCAGTTTAGACAAGAGCCTATCATTCAAGATATAGTCACTAGAGTAATGAATAATCCGGGCTCACGAGAGGCATACACTAGATACCCAGTTAACTCTATTGGTAGGTTTAATTTTATAATAAAAGAACTTCAATCTGAGATTGATAAGGTTCCGGGTACAGATACTGCTGACTACTTGATAAAGCTAAAAGACAGAATGAGAACAGCAGCTACAGGCGTTTCTGACAACTACAGGTTAGCTGTAGATTCTTCTCAGCGTGAAAAGACGGCCATAGAGGTTCTAGAAGCACTAAAAAGGGGCGGCGGTTCTGACATAATACCTAATATAAACTCTTCTTCATCTTTCGTTTCTAACTTTAGTAACACGAAAGCTAAAGAAGCTATGGTAAAAGGCATACGTAGCTTGAAAGACCCAGCGCAGCAGAAAGCTGCAATGGAAAAAATGGAGTTTTTACTAAAGTTTATACCTAAAATATCACAAACAGAGGGTCTTTTAACTAAGTATTTAGGGACAGAAGGTAGGGAATTTGCAGAGCGTGGTGGTATTGCCCAAGCTGCTTTTTACAGCGCAAACAACCTTTTGAATGCTAATAACAACGAAGCGTTTGTAAGGTTTATATTAGACCCAGAAAAATCCGCTAGTAGACTAAAAGAGCTTATGCCAAAAAGTAACACAACGCCAGAAGAAGTTCTAAAGGCGTTTGGCATTATTTCAGGTGAGATACTATCAGAGTCTGCTCAAGGATCTTTCGCAGTACCGTTTAAACAGGAAGAGAGAGAGGCATTTAAGTCTTCTAGTGTAGACAGTCAAGCAAGGGCTTATCGGAACTTAGAGAGGTCTGGTAGATTAGACGAGTTTATGGCTAAGCGTCCCGATGCTTATGCTATTCTTGAAGATGCCTATAAAAAAACAGCTATAGTCTAGATTTCGCAAGCGCCTGTAGGTGATTACATAAAAGAATGTAACAAAACTAAGGAGTAACAAAATGAAAGATCAAAAAGAATACATGTCAATGGATCACTACATGAAGTCAGAAAAAGAGAGACAGCGGTCTATTAAGATGGCAGAAATGGGGATGCAAACGTGTGCCACCCCCAGCAAAAGCAACGAAGATATCCAAGAGCGTGAACAAAAGATGCGCAACGGATTCAACGGCTACAGTTACTACGTATAGCGCACTATTTTATATCTCGCAAGCGCCTCCTACACAAGCCAGCGTCTGAGAACCTTCTGTTTTATCTTCGTTCTCAATGACATCCCAGTCGATAACCGTGGGTATGTCCTTCACTAGTTTGTCATAGGTGGCCTTGTCGATCTCCTCATAGGGTGCTTGTTGGTACGTGTGTTCTGAGTAAGGTAGGAAGCTGATACCAGATACGTCATCGAAGTTGTTATACAACCACTGTCCTACTTCCATAAACTCAGAGTCCTTGTAGTAAACAGTAATGCTTGGCTTATGTTCACACCAGTAATCCTGGTATATCTTCCACAACCGTAGCTGTTCCATAGCACCCATCTCTGACGTGCACACAGCGCCCTCTGGAGCCTTCTGTACGAAACTGAATACCTTGGTATTGGGTGACATTACATCGTCCTCTACAGGCACTCCTGCGGCCTCTAAGACGGCACACAGAGGATCGTCAGAAGAACCTCTTACTCGTCTTATGTATTGTTTTGAGAATCTAGGGTGTATACCCGAAGCAGAATCAACAAGCTGACTGACAGTACCACTGGGCTTAACAGCAGTAACAGCAGTAGAAGGATTAATCCCAAGTTTTTTAGCCCATTCTTTATTTGTTTGTATAGCCTCATCACGCATCTCTGTGAGCCACTTTTTAAGCTGCTTTTCATCTTTAGCTCCTGATAAGATGAGGTGATCCATAATGCCTGTTAACGAGACACCCAGTAAGGCTTCTTCTTCTGTGTTTTGTTTCCATGTCTTACGCAAGTAACGAAAGTCTGTTAGGGTTGCTTGAAGAGTTCCAAGGATAGCGGCAACTCGTACTTTCCGTTTGAGATCCTTGAGACTATCGGCTGGACGCACAACAACTTCAGACAAATTACAGAACTGATAGGGACGTAGGATAATCTCACTGCACGGGTTAGTACCGAAGTCCCAATCTGCATCGCGACGACCGTTCTTTGCAGCTTGCTTCTGACTAGCAACACGACTAAACATTCCGCGTTCGCCTGAGTAAGATTCGTACAGGCTCTTCCACTCGTTTAAAAACGCAGCGAAATCAGGCTTCTCTGTGTAACAGGCTGAGTTGTTTGCTAGACCACGCTGCGGGTTAGCTACGTGCCACTCTCCGCTTTTGGCTCGTCGGATTCGATCATCGGTAAGATTACTGAGACTGATGAGTGCACTTCTCCTAACGCCTCCAACAACGACGATCTGCGCAATCTTACAGCAGATATCGTGACACTCGATGGAACTAAGCTTTCGTCCAGAAGCTGCTCGAAAGACTTCAACGGTGAAGCGGAACAAATCCTCAAGAGGTTCTGGGCCAGACGCCCTGCCGCCAAAGGTTTTGAGGGTTGCACCAGAAGGTCGTACTCTGCTTGTATCCCACTTTGGCACTTGACCTGTATAGAGCATGGCAATAAGCTCTCGGTATGCCTTTGCCCATCCAATTTTACTGTCCGCGATGTGTACAATACTCTCCGTGTCATGGAAATCCTCCGCTACTTCAGGTAGTTTAGATATGTACTGGCGTTCAACACTGAAGCCAACACCTGTGCCGCACATAAGTACGTACATCATTTCATCAAACGCTTTAGGGTGGTCTATCGGTAGGTAGCTACAGTTAAATCCAGCTACGTTATCCCGGTCGAGTGCTGAACCCGCTGTCATTAACGCTCGCATTGAAGGCATGACCTCCAGATTCGTGATGGCCTCATTGACAACAGCTACATCCTCACCCTTCAAAGCTCCACGGTCAATCCAGAACTGCACATATCTATTAACCGTCTCTTCCCATGTCTCCCTCCGCTGCTCTTCTGGTAGGTATCGTGCGTAACGTGATTTTGCTATATATTGTTGATAGGCGTCCATCTATTCTCCTCCTCCTAGTATACTTTCCATGATGCTGTCTTTCCCCATCGAGAGAAGCATGTATGCGCCATCAGGGTAGTTAACAGTTGAGGCCACAGCTAGTGCTTCACCCTCTACAAAAGTCACCACCACAGCCTGTATATCAGCACCCTCTGCCTCTTCCTCTGCGCAGTGAGCAGCTAACAGTTGAAACATCTCAGAGGCTTTGCTCTCGTTATCTGTTGGCTTACCGAAGTTACCTTCAACGACCTTCATTATTTATTCCTCGTTTTTATCATGCAGTCTGCTTGTTCTCCGTATAAGTTTAATCCATAGTATCGCATAGGTCTTCCCCCAGCTTAATTAAAAGCTTTTCCGCGTCTTCGTATGCCCCTGTTTTGAGTTCTCCTTCGATGGCGTCCAACAAAACATGTCTTGCGTATGCCCCTGATTTCTGTTTACTAATGAGATAATTTATATTGTCTAGGCAGATAAATACTGCTCTGAGGGTATCTTCTAGTTTTCGTTTCTTCATAAGTTCTCCTCGATCAGCTTCTCAAGATACCAGCGACATTTACGGAGGTCTTCAACTGGTTTGCCTTTGTATTCGTACCGCCATAAATACTTCATGCAGTTACCTTTGAGATAACCTTTGAACTCTTGCGGGTGCATAGATGCTTTGATTGCTTCTATGGCCTCTATTGAGCCAGTGTTGTAGTGATCCGGTCGTGCGACGGCATCGAACTGTTTTTCTTTTACAGGCTCTTCAATAACTAAATCAGAGGGGTGAACCGTAAAAGCAGATGTTGCGGCGTCCCATTCTTCTGGCGTAGCGTCGTCTAGTGAATTACCAAATTTAGAAGTCATCAATATCTTCCTCCAAGCCGTTAAATTTTTCCATATTATTCTTTATTCGATCAGCAAAAGCTATAACAATATCCTCTGAGTTTATTTCTAGTACTTCCAGTAACGTAATCTCGTCAATGTTGTTACCGATAAGTTCTAGCATTTCATCAAATGTTCTAGGCATACCGCCTCCGCAGATACGCAATGCTTATAGGCATCTCGTCAAACGCACCGTCCTTTACTTCATTAAACATCCAGAGTCCTGACCAAGATCCGTTTGTCTGCGGATTCAAATACTCTTCATTGTGCTGATAGTAGATACCTGCAAACAACGCAGTCATTCTCTTTCCTGATGCGTCTCGGTCGAAGGCAATGTCTCTGTCTTGAACGTGTCCCATGACGGCTGACATGTGTTTCTTTTGGAGTAGAAGCTTTGCATTGCTGACTGGCCTACCCATGACCCCGCTAGTAAAGTAATGACAATAAGCAACACCGTCAATAATAACTGGCTGAAGAAACGGATAAACTTCCCAGCCCTTGAGGTTAAGATCTTCATAGCTCATCAGTCCTTCAAGTTTTGCATCGTTCTCTACTGCGCGGTTAATACGGTGTTCGTGATTGCCCAGTGTAAACACGAACCTTGGTTTCCAGATGCGCTTCTTATGTTTGCGTAGGCGCTTCTGTTCGTCTCGTATAACTTTCATAAACGCAGTCATTGCTTGGTTACCCGCCTCAATATCAGAAGCGTAACGCCGTCCTTCAAACGACTTCTTACCTACATCATACGAAGAAAGGCTAGGCATATCCCAGTGATCGCCCAAATGTATAATCACATCAGGCTTTGCTGCAACAGCGTAACGCGCAGCCCAGCGCAGATGCTCATGTGACTCTCCCGGTTTACATTGTGTATCAGGTATTACTAGATGGCGTGTCATTGTCTCCACTCCTCTGGCATGGTTTTAGGGGTGTACCACTTGAAGTCGTGTCGCTCTGCCCAGTTTGACATGCAGTAAAAGCTGCCGTCTTTCCTTCGCTTTGCGTCTGGCATTCTGTTGTCTGGGTTTTGGAAGACAAATACCAATTCCTCCTCTGGCTTGAGAGCTTTCTTGACATCGACATACTTACGCGCCTCTGGTTTGTCACGGAACCTCCCTTTGGCTTCTATGTAATACGTTATATCACCTTGCTTATATGTGAAGTCAGGGTAATAGTTTTTATATTGGACGTAAGAAATGGCACAGGGGTGATAGTCACAATTGACCAGCACTTGCGCCAGATCCCACTCAAGCCACGAGTCAAAGCCCTTTGGTACGTTACTCAGCGTTCGGCGCATTCCAGATCTCTCCCTCTTTGCGTCGCAGGTACAGAAGCCTACCGTTTTCAATGACACGTTCGTCACCGCCGTACATTTCAACACACACATCGTACATCTGACGTTCTGTAACACAGTCTGCTAATGCTTTCTTAGCCTTGACTGGACCAACGCCCTTGATTCCCATGATGTTATCTGCGCGGTCGCCCGTAAGGATTTGTTCATACAGGAACTTGACAGCATCCTCTTCGCTGACATTGTATAGCTTGCCAGTGTTAGGGTTGAAGTGTTTGCCAGGAACTTGATTAAAGTCCTTGTCGATGCTGACGATGATGCTTGGCTGTTGGGTGGCGGCAATGGCAATCAAGTCGTCTGCCTCTTCCTCGTCACTAACAACGGCTTCCCATTCATCAATAAGATACTGACGGATAACAGCAAGGTGTTCGGGTTTCTCCTTGTCCTTTCTGTTTTCCTTATAGCCAGCAGTGACTGCGTACTCGTGTCGAAAATTGCCCTTTCCCGTGAGGAACACACGGTACTCAGGCTCGTCTTCGATGAGGATATACAGGTCGCTGATAAGATCGGACAGGTAGGAGCCTACGCTGTATGCTGCATATTCTGCACGATCATCTTTAGACTTGTAAGCGCAGCGGTATGCTACTATGTCCCCATCAATCAAGATCACAAGGCAGCAGCCTCATCAACGGGGTCGTCAACGTATTCGATCAGCTTCGTTACCTTGCACTTGATCATGCTAGGGCTGCGTCCTGTACCGACAGACCAGTCGTAGTAACCGACAACACAGACAGCTTCACTGCCATTGGCGATCATAACGTCTGAGTCGAACTCGTTGCCGTCAGCGTCTGTAACACGCATTGGGTTGTTGCTCTTCATGGTGATGAACGAATCCTTCTCATCGCCTTTGTTAGCAGCAGCAATGCCCATGTTATCCAACGCTTCAACGGCTTTGTCACTGAGGTTGCCCAGTACAATCTGATACTTGTCGCTAAACTTGTTCAGCTTGTGACGTTCAACCCAGTACAGAGTTCCCTTGAGTGTGATCGGTTGTGGTTTATCAGTCATAACTTTCTCCTTTTTGTTTACTACCATAATATTATACCACGGATATTGATAATACTCAATGCGTTTCTGCCCAAGTTTTACCAATTTTATACGCACCGTCCAACGGACAGCGCAGATTCAGTACTTCACCTGCTTCGATGATTGCGTTTACTAACTCCCTCCCTACGGCTTCTGCGTGTTCTGGCGTAGTCTCAACCTGGAACTCATCATGCACGTTAGCAACAAACTTGTGCGGCACGTTACATAATCTGTCCTTAGCTATGACTAACGCCTGTTTCATAATGATAGCACCACACGATTGTAACAGTGTGTTCAGTGCAGCATGTTGATGTCTGATCCATACTTGTCTGCCATCAACTCCGGGTACGCGGCCTGTTGAAGCAAGAGACTCAATCTTTCTGACCAGCCTCCCAAAAGCTGGCATGTTTCGTAGGTATCTATCTCTAGCTCGCTTGCCATTTTTAGTAGTTCCTCCGATGATAGATCCAAGCTTTGCGTTTCCTGCTCCATACAATAAAGCATAGGTAAAACGTTTAGCATCAGATCTTGTTGTAAGTCCAGCAGCCTGTTGCGTTGCTGTGTGTACATCTCCTTCAAGTAATTCTTTGATGTATTCTTCATCTTTCATGTAGTGTGCAAGGCAGCGTAGCTCCAGACCTGAAGCATCAGCACCGACTAGCACGTTACCCTCCTCGACTGTGAAACATTCACGATATTTAGACTCAGATGGTATCTGCGCCATGTTTGGTTTGCTGTGTGTCATGCGCCCAGTAACAGCGCCGCACGTATTGACGTAACCGTGTATGCGTTTTCCTTTAGCGGAATCAATCCACGACTTGAGCATACCGATACGCTTACTGATTGTTAAATACTCCAGCACCAGCGCAGCTTCTGGTATGTGTTGCAGTGGCTTTAGTGTGCTTTCATCAACCTTTGGTTTACCTGATGGTGTTAGCTCACTCCATACAACATCCAAACGCTCTGCTACCTGCTGTCTAGAACCAGGATTGAACACTGTTACCTTATTCTTTAACTGCTTGCCTGTCTTCTCAGACCAACGCTCTTCAACGATGGGCGGGAATACTTCTTGCAGTTCAGATTCGATAGCGTTCATGCGCTGTTCGTGTTGAGCATGTAACGTACACGCCAGGTCAAAGTCAAACGCAAAGCCGTTTCTGATCTGCTCTGAAATGATCGCGACTACGTCATGCTCTAGCTGCTGACACTGCTCACTGAAGTCTAGCTTTTTAAGGCGTTGCACTATATGTCGATAGACATTCCATGTTGCGCGGCAGTCTGTCAAACAATACTCAACCATCTCATCCGTTAGCGGACCGTCAAACGCCTCGATTGAAAACTCTTGCTTGAGTTCTTCGCCGGTACGCATAGCCCACTGCTTCAGTGAGTGACCACCATCGATGGACGGATCAAGCAAACGACCGAGTACTAGCGTATCCTTGATGTCACCCGTCCAAGAAAAACCCCAGACTTCTTCAAGTCTAGGCAGATCGAAGCCAATCAGGTTGTGGCCGATCACCGTGGATACACCGATCAAGGCTTCCTTTAGTTGTGTAGCGTTGTAACACGCAATATTCTTCCCAGAGTCGGGTAGATACACTCCTGCTAGGTGTATCTTCTTCCAGTCCAATGTCGTTTCTATATCCAGCACGGCGTATTTCATTGTCTTCTTCCTGTTTAATTATCCAGCGACCCATGTTACTCATCGTAATGCTCCAAGTCATCGAACAAGCTATTAAGTTCTGGTAAGTCAGCGAGTGATCTAAGATCAGCACGATCACTATAGTTAACATCACCACCTGCTGTCAAGCATGTCATGCACAGGTCAATGAAAGCATCTGTATTGGCACAGCGCAGGGTTGCTTCGTAACCTGACAGTTCTACGTTGCACGCTTTACATCTCACAATGCATTCTCCTCTTCTGTTAAGCGTCCGGTGTCCTCGTTGTAGACTAGCCTTCCTGCTGGCCCTGTCTTCCCGCTGAACCTGTTCTTCAGTACACGCAGCTTGGTAGTGTTACGTTCTTCTGCATCCTCTGCTTGACTGTTACGCTCTGCACCTATCACTGCATCCGATAGTTGTGCAATAGCTGCGCTGCCTCGTAACATGCCGAGACTTGTCGCCGCACCATCCTCCAAAGACTTACCGTCTGGACGCTTCAGGTGCGACACTAACAGTAGGGTGATCCGCATCTCCTGTACGAACATGCGTAGTTTGGTCATAATCATGTCAATCGCCTTGCGTTCATCCCCGTTCTGCTGGTCGGAAACCAGTATAGACAGGTGATCAAGTACAATAAACTGACAACCCAGGCCCTTCACCATGTACCGCATCCGTCCCAGCACACGTTCGATTTCGTTGCTGCCGAAAGCATCCCAAAAGAATACTCTGTTCTCGTAGTTAGTGGCGCGGTACACCCTGTCAACCTCCTCCGGTGAGTACTCGCAGTCAGGTAAGTGTATAGGCTTGTTCATTTCTAACCCTACAAGCCCCCGTAACGTCCTCTCAGGCGTTTCTTCTAGGAACATAAGACCCATGCACCCATCCTTGTCTTGTTTCAGCATGGCTACGACAAGCTCTCTAAGGATGGTTGACTTGCCCAGCCCAGATCCAGCACACAGCGTCACCAGTTCAGCCGGGCGGATTCCGTATAACATGTTATCAAGTTGGCGGAATGGGTAGGAAGTCGGACCTCTACGCAGCGGCACCTTGATAGCAGCAAGTAACTCACTCGGTCGCACGATACCGTCAGGCGTAAACGTTTCTGCCTCCCACCACTGCTTTACAAACACATTAGCCTTGGCGTTGAGCAGGTACTCGTTGGCATCCTTGCCGTCTGACATCTTCATTATCTTAGCCTTGTTGCCGAATAATTCTGCGACATCCTTCGCAGCCTTCTGTCCAGGCTCGTCACTGTCAAAGCAAATGACAACATTCTCAAAACTGTTTAGGTATTCAAACTGATTACGACAATCCTTAATGGCAGACTGAGCGCCGTTGCGCACACTAACGACAGGATACTTGTTTCCGAACATCTGAAACGCAGCCATGCAGTCGTACTCGCCCTCTGTTATGGTTATGTAACGTCCACCTGCGCTGAACAATTGCTGACCGAACAACCCACCTTTGGTCCAGTCACCCTCCGTAACGAAACGTTTGTCAGGGTAGCGCACCTTGGCTGCCACGGGTTCGTTACCTTCATCGTAATACCCGAACAATACACGATCACCATCGACTATAGCACTGTACTTTTCTGCGGTGTCTCGCTGTATGCGTCGGTCAATGATGGCGCTGTATTTTCCTGTCAGTATCTTGGCGTTAAATTGCTTCTTTGATTCTGGACGGTGCGCGTAACTGACACCGCCCTGCGCTGTGCCGCGCTCACCACACGAGAAGCAGTACGATGAACCATCCGCGTTAATAATTAAACATTTGTGATGCCCACAGTCGGGGCAGCTTTGATGCGTCTTTGCTTTCATAACAACCTCTTTAAAGAGTCTTTAAAGATAAAACTATAATAAGTTTATTATAATGTTTGTCTTTAAAGTTTACTCTATAGTAATATTTTAGCATGTATTTGGATTGGTGTCAAGCTTTCTCATCCTGCTCTATGCCTGTTTGGTACAGCGTGTCAGCGATGTCGTCAATCATAATGCATGCGTTGTCATACGCTAACGCTACACCAGGGTTGTCCGTGTTGCTATCACGAAGGTGAATGAGCGCGACTATTACACCGCACAGTTTATGATACGTTTCTAACTGGTTCATTGGCGCTCCCAGTAGTAGTCGTGTGCCGTCGAGTAAATGCGCTCAGTAATCGCTGGATAGAGATTATAGTTAACGTTGACCTTTCCGTTTGCTACTATGAAAACGTCACAGAACATCACCCCATCGTCCATGTCCCATTCAACAATATACTCCATGTCGCCACCCTCATACTCAAAAACACCTTTCATTCGTCGCCCTCCATCAATAAATAAAGTTCATAGCAAATCAAACCACCTATAACTAACATAACTAAGCTTTCTATCAGCGTTGGCATCCTGGCTCCTTTTTAATCAAGTTGTCGGTGCTGTCCAGAAAGTCAGCGACTAGCGCCGACATCTCCGCAAAGATCTCTGCCGCGCTGCGGTCGTCGCTCTCTTTTTCTTTCAAGGCACGCACCAATAGCGTCCCTACCTTGTTCTTATCTGTACTCATTAGTCTATCCCCTTAATTTCAATCCAAATAATCATTACCACTAGAAACGTAGCGTACACTGTGAATTCCTGTGCGTCAATCATATTGACTCCTTGTTAGCCCATGTATGCCCCCAGCAAGCACGGCACGTTCACGCCGCCTTTGATAGTCTAATCCATTGGAAACTTTGAACCGTTTCGCCGCTTATACTATAGGCGCTTGGACGTTCCAAATACTTAAACGTCCTTTTGTACGCCGTTTTGCATTTTACTATTTTGCCCGACGATAGCGTAGCTACCAATAGCCATGGCGGCTGCGTTGCTCTTTGTATGTCATCGTTGGCCCTCGCCGCTCTTTCAGGCCTGGCGCCCATGTAAAGCGCCATGCGCTGCCATTTTTTGTTATGCCCTTCTTGAATGCCTACATAAAGGTGCGCCAATTCATGCATGATAGTGTCAAATAATTGGTCAAGGTTGTCTTCTGTCTTTTCCAGCCCAACAAAAAAACCGGCTATCTCAAGACGCCCTCTAATGTTTGCGCGCCCTAATGCGCGTTTCATCCTCTTATTTATTACAACTTTGCGCAATGGGTGTTTGTAATTGTGCGGCTTAACTTCGAGCTCTTTGTCTAGAACCTCATGGAATGCCCACACCATACTCGTTATAAATTCCTCGGTTACCCTTTCCATAATTAAAACTCCTTTAAAGTTATGCTGCCGCAATTATGTCAGCGTTCCGTTGCTGTTTCAACATTGAGCGACCGTGTCCAATGTAGGCTATCACTTGCACGGTTTTATCCCAGCAAGCGCGGCACGCTTTGCACTTGCCTTCTCGCGTGTATGCTTCACATATTTGCGCATTTTCTGGCACATTGTCAAGCGTTGTAATTGTCGAAGTAGTCGCGCCTCTTATAGTCTCTCCCGTTATTGAGTCGCTAGACAAGCGAACCACCACGTTCGGTAATGCTTCAAGCTCGGAAAGTACAGGCTTGAACTTTGCGAATTTGTGCATGCGCGTAGGTATCCAATGACTAACCCAGGGCGTGCGCTCGCATACTTCAAAAATCTTTTTAGCTAACCTGACATCGTAAACGTCGCCGCTATCAAACCACCGAAAATACCGATCATTGTCTAATTCAGCGACCATATCATCAACCCAATGCGCGCGCTTCCAATCTTCTCTATTATGTAAGCGCGGCGATTTAACGTTCTTAAAACGATAATTACCGTCCGTTGCATAACATCCCGAACAAGCCGGAACAAGTTCTCCGCTTTTATCTCGCGAACCTGGACAAGTGTCTAGCGCTTGCAGCGACCACGAACGGCACGGCATTTTTAAAGCCTTTGAAAGTTTAAGCATGGTTTAACCCTCTTGTTTAAATGTAAATATAATTTTACCGTTCTATTAATGATTTTCGTCGTTCTCCGTCCATTCTTTTTCTTTTTGCCGTTCGGCTTCTTTCCACGCTTCCCATGCTGCGTTAGTAAGCGGACTGCGATATGAATCAGAGAATGATTCTAAGTCCGCATCATCATGCGCCCAGTCCTCGAACCGTTCACGACTAGTCCGCGGCTTGCGCTGGTACTCAAGCTCCGATATCCACTGCGGATTTTCGCGTAAGTCGTGCCAGCGCTTGTTAACGCGCACGCGCCACCGGTCCCACGGCCTACTTGTTTCCAATGCATCTTGTGCGTACATCACCATGATTTCCGCGTGTCTATGTGCTGTCATGTCTAAACCTCCCTAATATGTAAGTATTGGCACCAAAATGGCTCACTCCTGTTGCCCAGATAACAGAACGAATCATCCCATCCATTATCAGAGTATTCATTGTAATCGTCTGGCGACATACGTTCACTGTCTAAGTGTCCGCTATCGGCAGCCGCGTCAAGCGCATCCTGCTCACAGTTCCCGTACGCGAACGCTATGGTACCGTATTCGTTAGCGATGGCATAGCGTCTACTAGTGAATGCCTTGTCGGTAAAATTGACGATGCGCTTTTTAATGTTTGAGTAGTCCATCATGATTGCTCCTCCGCAATAGTTCGGTAATCTTCGAAAATGCCCCTTACTGACCGGGCCACGATTGTGCCATCCGTTGTAAGTATTGTCGCTCATGCTGTTTCCTCCGCTAGTATTTTAGCGCACAGCACATAAAACGCGTGGCGCTGGTTTAAATAAGTCTCTCTTAATTCATCGCAATATGTAGACTCAATCAAGCGAGTCATATCGTTGTAAGTGTTTACCCATATACCGGGCCATTGATTGCCGTTGTAGTCTGTCATCGTTTAACCCTCGTGTTTAAATGTAAAAATAATTTTACTGTTGCTGTCAAATGCCTCTACTTCCCAGCCTAATTCTACCGATTCATTACAGTAGTTTGCCACGGCTAAACGTAAATCGCTGGGCGTGTCATAATCGTACCAGTGGAAAGTGTCGGTGTATACTTCACCCTTACTGGGCTTTGCGAGTGTGACGGTGTAGTCAATAGGTGACGCCATAATTTAACCCTCTTCGCTGATTTTAATGTATCCAACAACTTGCCTACGCTGCGCCGTTTTGGCTGTCCAGTCGTATAGAACACCGTCACGAACTGCCGCCACATGTCCGTTCATGGAAAGCAAATAAGAGCCTGTCGGATTCCTTTTTATAAACCGCGCAATAGTTTGCGTTTCTATGCCGTTGTAACGCGCCCACTGTAACCGCGCCTGTGGCATCCCGCGCTCTTCCAGCGTAACACCGAAGCGCTCCGCCAGTTGCGTTAATGCCTTGTCTATCGTGCTCCACCGTGCGCCTTGGCGGTGTTTTCTGCCATTCTTCGAAAGCGCTCGATGTGCCACGCCATAAGTGCAGCCAAACAACGTTGCAATGCCTCTTACGGTACAGTCGTTTGTTTCACGGTAGCGGCTTGCTACTTCTTTCAATTGTGCGTATGTTTGCATAAAGCCTCCGTTTAGTTTGTCAGTAGTGAACACCGCAATGCTCACTAGTGACACCCCAAACCTGAGCGGTGCAATGTGTCACGGGATTGTCTGCCCCATTGTGACTACACCGCTTGTTTAGTGTGTCGGCTGCTTCCGTGTGTTTGGGTGTTTGTGCAGTTCGTTTTCGGTGTTGGATACCCTCGACCGATACGCACACGCTGCACTACTGACCCGCTGCGAAGCCCCTTTTAAAAACCCGCTAGGGTGCGGTTGGGCTTATAAGTACTCGGTGACCGTTGCAAGGTATCTTGCGCGGGGCTTTCCTAAGCCGGTGTAGCTAGTCTATAGATATTTGCGTCAATGTATAGGAATTATTACCATTTTTTAGAAACATTTTGGAATAACAAAAACAATTTATATTGCCTAGCACGAACCATGCCAACAGTGCAAACCTGTATAGAATCACTACATGTATGGATGTACAGTACTGTGTGGCTGTACAGTACTGTATGGCTGTACAGTACCAGCACAGACTCACACGCTCTGATAATGCAGATCTAAATAGTAATGATAATGATTCTCATTCGCACCTGGCTAAACGATAATGATTCTCATTCGCATCTGCGTAGTCTGTTGCTAACAATAACGCTAATGAGAATGATTCGTGTTACTATTTAGGGACGGGGGAGGGTCGATGTTGCTGTAGATTATTATTGTACCTGCACAGCCACAAAAAAGAGGCAAAATAGAACCTAAATAGCATTGCATATTGCAACTAAATAGTCTAAATAGATCAAAGACTTACTGCGCTGCTAATGATAACAAAAAAGGTGAAGTGTTGATACTGGTAATAGTTTACAAATAGCTAAATAGTTCTTGACAAATACTGAAAAGTATGATATAATATACTGTATAGATAAGCATTTAACTAAAGAGAAACTTGACCGCGCCGCTAATGCTTGACAACACCATGACAACATAAAAGCATTAAGGATAAAATATATAAAATATAACGTTAATGTCGATGGTCATGGTCCTTTATGTTGTCAAGGCACGGTCAAGTTTCTATATAGTTCTATATGAGGATGTTATAGTGTCAGAAGAATCTATTCGTGGCCGTGGCCGTCCGAAAAAGACTGCATTGGCGGCTGTTAAAAAAGGAAACAGGGGTGTTCGTGGCCGACCAAAAGGCGACGCAGCGATCATAAATGAGTACAAGGCTAGGATGTTAGCCAGTCCTAAGTCAGCTAAAGTATTAGAGTCCATCTTTAACGCAGCATTAGATGACGACCATAAAAACCAGTCATCCGCCTGGAAACTAGTAATGGACCGTATACTGCCTGTAGGAGCTTTTGAAAAGGAAGTAATGCAAAGCGGAGGACGCAACGCTATACAAATCAACATTACTGGTGTTAATTCGGCTAATATCGGCGGTGACGTTATAGATGGAGACTCCGGTGAAGTACTTCAAGATTGAAGAGTTTGACTGTCAAGAAACCGGAAACAATCGCATGGAGAAGGACTTCTTACGTTTGTTAGATGGCTTACGTGATAACTGTGGGTTCCCGTTTAAGATTACTAGTGGCTATCGTGACCCTACGCACTCTATAGAGGCCGCTAAAGCTATACCGGGTAGACACGCACAGGGAATTGCTGCTGACGTACAAATACTAGACAGTACAAGCCGTTTTAAAATAATAAAAGAAGCGATGAAACTAGGCTTTACAGGAATAGGCGTTGCAGATACGTTTGTGCATTTAGACACAAGAGGTGCTTCTTCAGTTATGTGGTTGTATTAATATGACTGATTTAGACGTACAGTTTACAGACTGGCAGCAGGAGGTGTTTAATGACCCTACACGCTTTAAAGTGGTGGCTGCTGGCCGTCGTTGTGGTAAGTCTTACTTGGCCGCTTGGAGTTTATTAATAAATGCTCTACAAAGTGATGACCCTAGATCGTGGACGTTTTACGTAGCGCCCACACAAGGGCAAGCAAGACAGATTATGTGGCGCACGTTGCTCGAACTAGGGCATAGTGTTATTAAAAAGGCACACATAAATAACCTTGACATCGAGTTAATTAACGGACAAACGATAGGTTTACGTGGCGCTGACCGTCCAGATACTATGCGTGGTGTTTCTCTTAACTACCTAGTGCTAGACGAATACGCTGACATCAAAGCTGAAGTCTGGGAAGAAATTCTAAGGCCAGCTTGTGCAGACAAAGAAGCCCCTGCTATCTTTATAGGCACTCCAAAGGGTCGTAACCATTTCTACGATTTGTACAAGTACTCTGAAATATCCAAAGATGCAGAGTGGAAATCGTGGCACTTTACTAGCTACGACAATCCGTTTCTAAAAGAATCAGAAATAAACGCAGCTAAACGATCTATGTCGTCTTATGCGTTTCGTCAAGAGTTCATGGCGTCGTTTGAGTCTAAAGGCTCTGAGATGTTTAAGGAAGAGTGGGTTCAATTCGGTGAAAAAGACTCTGAAGACGCAGGTGATTACTACGTTGCTATTGACCTAGCTGGTTTTGAAGAAGTAGGAAAAGCAAGAAGTAAGAACGCAAGACTAGACGACACGGCAATATCAGTTGTTAAAGTAAGCGACAACGGCCATTGGTTTGTTGATAATATCATATACGGACGTTGGGATTTAAATGAAACAGCCAACAAAATATTTAAAGCTGTTAAAGATTACAATCCTATTTCTGTTGGTATCGAACGCGGAATCGCTAAACAGGCCGTTACTTCACCCCTTATGGATCTCCAAAGAAGACACAGCAAGTTCTTCCCCATACAAACACTGACTCACGGTAACAAGAAAAAAACTGATAGAATTATGTGGGCATTACAAGGACGTTTTGAAAACGGCATGATAACTTTAAATAAAGGCGAATGGAACGCTCGTTTTTTAGATCAGCTTTATCAATTTCCAGATGCGTTGACACATGACGATCTTATTGATTCTCTTAGTTACGTAGATCAGCTTGCTCAAGTACCTTATGGTATTGGTGATTGGGATTTTGATGAACCTGAAATTTTAGATATTGTGGCAGGGTACTAAAATGCGTGAACAATTATCTAAGCTGTATACAAAACATGCTACGTTGACAGATACCACGTTAACTGAGTTGTTTGAAGTTCCCAAGAACCACTCTGCAATTATCAAATATATTTTTGTTGCTAATCACGAGGTGTCAACAAATACAGTGGATTTGTATTGGGACTTAGAAGGAACACCACAAATTTATATATTTGATGCTGCCTCTATAGCAGGGACAAGCAACATTTCATTATCTAATGGCGGTGGCCCTTTGTTTGTTTTACATGAAGACGAAACGGTAAAATTTCAAGCCGGATCTGTAGGAGTAGTTGAGGTTGCTGTAACTTTAGAGCTTACAACTAATAGTGGAAGACTCAGAAATTTTTAGTAGGATATTATAATGGCAGATGAAATTTATAGTCCAGATCCTTTAATGCTGGAATCCACAGTCGAAGATTGGGTTATGCAAAAATGTGAAGACTGGCGCGATGATTACGAAAGTAATTACCGAGACAAGTTCGATGAGTATTACCGTCTGTGGCGAGGGATCTGGGCAGCAGAAGACGTTGATAGGGCGTCTGAGCGTTCACGTATCATCTCTCCAGCATTACAGCAAGCCGTAGAATCTAACGTAGCTGAGATCGAAGAGGCTACCTTTGGCCGTGGTCAGTGGTTTAATATAGCGGATGATGTTAATGATAAAGAAGCGCAAGACGTTCAGTATCTTAGAAATAAACTAACCGAAGACTTTGAAAATACTATGGTTAGAAAGGCTGTTGCTGAGTGCTTAATTAACTCTGCGGTCTTTGGAACGGGCGTTGGTGAAATTGTTTTAGAAGAAATTAAAGAGATGAAGCCAGCTACTCAACCCATAATGGATGGTCAGCTACAGGCTGTAGGTGTAAACATCACTGATCGCGTAGTTGTTAAGTTACGTCCTATTATGCCTCAGAACTTTTTAATTGATCCTGTAGCTACGTCAGTAGATGATGCTCTAGGTGTTGCTATTGATGAGTTTGTTGGTCGTCATCACATTGAGCAGCTTCAAGAGCAGGGCGTATATAATGAAGGTTATATTGGTAATGCCCCTTCAAATACAGATTTAGAGCCAGATCAAGACTTATCTACTTACCCAGAAGATCAAGTTAGATTAACTAAGTATTATGGATTGGTGCCTAAAACTATTCTTCAAGATGCTATAGATGAAGATATTGAAGAAGAAAATGCTTATGTTGAAGCTATTATTGTTATAGCTAACGGTGAATTTCTGCTAAAAGCAGAGTTAAACCCCTACATGATGAAAGATAGACCCGTTATTGCTTTTCCCTGGGACGTAGTTCCCTCTATGTTTTGGGGTCGTGGGGTGTGTGAGAAGGGATATAACAGCCAAAAGGCGCTAGATACAGAGCTTAGAGCGCGTATTGATGCGTTAGCACTAACAATTCATCCGATGATGGCTATCGACGCAACAAGACTTCCAAGGGGATCTAAGCCAGAAGTGCGTCCTGGTAAGATGATCCTTACTAACGGCGATCCTCGTGAGATACTTCAGCCCTTTAACTTTGGTCAAGTTAATCAAATTACTTTTGCACAGGCTCAAGCCTTACAGCAAATGGTACAACAAGCTACTGGAGCAGTAGATAGCGCAGGATTAGCCGGTCAGGTTAACGGTGAAGCTACTGCTGCGGGTATATCTATGTCTCTTGGTGCGCTAATTAAGCGGCAAAAGAGAACATTAATAAACTTTCAGCAGTCGTTTTTACTTCCATTTGTTAAGAAAGCGGCCTATAGGTACATGCAGTTTGATCCTGATAATTACCCAGTAGCAGATTACAAGTTCAACGCTACGTCAACACTGGGCATTATAGCTAGGGAATACGAGGTTACTCAGCTAGTTCAATTACTGCAAACTATGGATAAGCAGTCACCGCTGTACCCTATCTTGATTGAAAGCATTATAGACAACATGAATTTATCTAATCGTGAAGAGCTTATCGCTACTCTCAAACAAGCATCACAGCCTAATCCACAAGCAGAACAAGCCCAGCAGCAAATTCAGCAGGTTCAGCTAGCACTACAACAAAGCCAGACAGCAGCCTTAACGGGTCAAGCACAGGAGTCTATGGCTAGAGCTAAGAAATACGATATGGATACTATGCTTGCGCCACAAGAGCTTGAAATAGATAAGATTGAAGCTATAACAAAGAACTTACGAGAAGGAGATCAAGATGACAAAGAGTTTGATCGTCGTCTTAAAATAGCTCAAACACTAATCAAACAAGCCGAAGTAGATCAAAAGGAAACTAAAAATGCTAATGACCCAGAACGAGTTCGACCAGCTAGTGCGCCAGATCAACGAGGCATTCAAAGAACACTTCAATCGGCTGTCGGAGGTGGAGGCCAAGGTAGAATCCCTAATCAAGGCGGAGGATTCGGACAATGAAGGAAAAAGACTCAAGGTTAAAGCGAGCAGGAGTAAGCGGATACAACAAGCCAAAGCGGACTCCTAACCATCCTAAGAAGTCTCACGTAGTAGTTGCTAAAGAAGGCGACAAAATTAAAACAATTCGATTCGGACAACAAGGAGTATCAGGTGCTGGAAAAAATCCTTCTACAGCTTCAGAAAAAGCTAGACGAAAGTCATTCAAAGCTCGACACGCTGGAAATATTAGTAAAGGAAAAATGTCAGCAGCTTATTGGGCTGATAAAGTTAAATGGTGATTTAGATGGCTAAAGGTGTAAAACACTATAGTCGTGATGGTGCTGTACACAAAGGAAGTACTCATAAAATGCCTGACGGTTCAGTACACTCAGGCAAAACACATACAAAAACATCTGTAAAACTTTTCCATTTTGAAGATTTATCTAAAACAGCAAAGGAGAAAGCTATGCCTGGTTATGGAATGAAGAAATCTAAATCAAAACCAAGTCTTCCTAAGCGAGGGCAACGTACAGCCACTAACAAGAAAACAGGTAAAAATACCAAAAGCTCTTGACAAACAATTAAAAGTGTGGTATAATATAATGGAAGACACTGTTACACATGAGTTGTACTATAACAATTATTTTGATTTGTTTAGAACTGAAGGCTGGAAACAGTTTATCAGTGACTTAGAGCAAAACAAAGAAATTATTAACTCTGTTGACGCGGTAAAAGATGCAGATGATTTGCATTTTCGCAAAGGTCAGTTAAATGTATTGTCGTTTATCTTAAATTTTGAGGTAGGTGTAAACAATGCATTTGAAGATATAGAAAAATAATGCTTAAAGTATATGAATTTAGATGCAGTAATGGGCATCTAACAGAAGAATTTGTAGAAGGAGACATTGCAATCAGCAGATGTGGTTGTGGTGCTAATTCTACAAGGGTCGTATCAGCAACGGCGTGCGTACTAGATGGGTCGTCTGGAGAATTCCCAGGTCGTCACCAAAAATGGTTACGAGAACACGAAAGAGCTGGTCGTAAATAAATCTCCATAACCAATTAGGCGGGGAAATAATGTCAAGAGCAACATTAGTAGATGGAAGCGAAGTTGAGAACAATGAAGAAACTGTAACTGATTCTGTAGATCAAGCTGAAGATTTTGAGTCTCAAGAAGAGGTAGCTCAAGAAGAAACAGTTCAAGAGGAAGAGGCGTTACCAGAGAAGTATCAAGGCAAGTCACTAAAAGACTTGGTAGATATGCATCAAAACGCTGAAAAACTCTTAGGACAGCAAGGCTCAGAGGTTGGGGAGTTACGGAAACTTGTTGACGATCACATAAAAGCACAACCCATAAATAATGAAGTAAATGACAACAGTCAACCTGATGAAGATGTAGACTTTTTTGTTGATCCAGCATCAGCAGTAAACCGAGCAATTGATAATCACCCTAGTATTTTAGAAGCCAAGGAATACACGCTTAAAGCTAAGAAAGAAACAGCATTATCACAGCTTCAGTCAAGTCATCCAGACATGAAAGAAGTGCTGTCTAACTCTAAGTTTCAAGATTGGATAAAGGCTTCAAAAATTAGAACTCAATTGTTTATTCAAGCCGATCAATCATACGATTACGATGCAGCTAATGAGTTGTTTACGCTTTGGAAAGAACGTGCTTCAGTAGCAGAACAAACCGTAGCAGTTGAAAAGCAAGCTCGTAAACAACAGTTGAAAAGTGCGAATACAGGTAGTGCTAGAGGTTCTGGGCAAACTACAAAAAACAAAATCTATCGTAGGGTTGATATTATTAAACTGATGCGAGAAGACCCGGATCGTTATGCTGCTATCTCGGATGAGGTATTTAAAGCATACTCCGAGGGTCGTGTTCGCTAACCTAATCTAAAAGGAAATTTATCATGGCTAATCAAGTTTATCCCGGTACAGTTGGCGGGGGTTCTATTGTAAATAAAACTGCTGCCGCTACGTTTATTCCAGAAATCTGGAGTGACGAAGTAATTGCTGCGTACCAAAAGAATTTAAAAATGTCTCCCCTTGTCAAAAAGATCGGTATGAAAGGCAAGAAAGGCGACACCATTCATGTACCCAAGCCCATTCGTGGTGCTGCATCAGCGAAGGTTGCTGATACTGCGGTAACAATTCAAGCTAATGTAGAAACAGAGCTTCAAATTGCAATCGACCGTCACTTTGAATACTCACGTTTCATTGAAGACATCGTAGAAGTACAGGCACTTAACAGCCTCCGTCAGTTCTATACTGAAGATGCTGGTTATCAGTTGGCACTAAAGGTTGATACTGACCTGATGAATGCTGGTACTGGTTTTGGTGATGGCACTCTTGACCTATCTGCTCCTACTGGCGCTGACTGGGTTAACAGTAACAGCTATTACTTTAATGCTTCTTCTGGTCTTGCTACCTTTGCTGCTTCTACAGTAGCTACAGGTGACAACTTCACAGACGAAGGTTTCCGTGAAGCTATCAAGATCCTTGATGATGCTAACGTTCCAATGGAAGGACGGTCGTTGATTATCCCTCCTGCTGCTCGTAGCACTATCATGGGTATTGAGCGTTACGTTTCTAGTGACTTCCGTGATGATCGCACTGTTAAGTCTGGTCTGATCGGTAACGTGTACGGCGTTGACGTATATGTTTCTAGCAACTGTCCTGTACTTGAGGCTAATGTTCGTGGCTGTTTGTTCTTCCACAAGGATGCAATTGTCCATGCGGAGCAAATGTCTGTACGTTCACAGACTCAGTACAAGCAAGAGTATCTCTCGACTCTATACACAGCAGACACTCTTTACGGTGTTCAAGTGTATCGTCCTGAAGCTGGTCTTGTTATTGCTGTATTTGACGAGTAAGTAATGTAAGGTTATGGGGTTCCTTTCAAAAACCCCCTTTTATTTTCTGACTCAAGGAGAACCCTATGTCACGTTTAGCAAGAGATGCAAACTCAGCTCCTATTCAAGTCCTTCGTCCTTCTACATCACAAACCATTAGCATATCAGGAACAGCCGCTTCTAGCACTGCTGTGTCTAATCGTGTAGTCCGCGTTGTGTCTTCACAAGACGTTCACTTTTCAATAGAAGGTACTGCTACGACTTCTAGTTGTTTCCTTCCTGCGTACTTCGTAGAGTTTATTCATACTTACGAAGGCGACACCATTAGCTTTATTACATCTGGATCAACTGGGACGGCTTACGTAACGGAGATGATCTGATGTTTGGGGCGCTTAACAGGCTTGGCGTTAGTGTCAAGAAGGCGCTATCAGGTAACGCAGTAGGCTCTTCGGAGCCTTCGCTTGCGTTCAACTTTGATATAAATAAGTACGTAGCCAACGGCACCAAGAACTTCAACCAGGCGATCACTCACGACCGCAGTGGTAACGCCACTATGGTGGACAGCGATGGGTTGCTGAAGTGGGCACCGCATAATCTGCTGACGTACTCTGAGGACTTCAGTAATGCGGTATGGAATAAGGCTTCTGCCAGCGTTTCAGTAGGTTCTGACTACACAACTTTGACGGCTTCTACTGGAACTGGAAATCACTGGATTTATCACAGCGGCCCAACAGGGCCAGTCAATATAGCCATAGAAGCAAAGGCTGGGACTGTTTCTTTTATATCGTTATCTTCCACGAGTCCTAATTCAGACGGGGCATATTTTAATCTTTCCTCTGGGTCTGTTGGAACAATAAAAGGAAGTGATACGGCGTCTATAGAAGATTTAGGTGATGGGTGGTTTTTGTGTGAAGTTCAATTTGCTTCTGATGAGGAGTTTTTTACTTTAACGATTGCTAACGCAGACAACTCTGGCTCTACATGGAGCGCGGTAGGAACAGAAACTGTATTAATTCGCAACGCAAGAGCTTACCGAAGCGACCTCGGCGGCATGGTGAACAACCCAGCCCGTGGTGACTCATACGTTCCTACAACGTCAGCCGCACGTTACCTCCCCCGCGTAGGCCACCACGTTTACAACGGCACTGCCTGGGCCAATGAAGGTATGCTGCATGAGAGTGAGGCTAGGACTAATCTGGTGACGTACTCTGAGGACTTCAGTAATGCGTCTTGGCCCAAAGTTAATGCATCAGTAAGCTCAGATTCTTCTATTGCACCTGACGGAAATCAAACAGCAGACACGTTAACAGCAACATCAGCATCCGCCAATGTTTATAGATATCACACTTCAGGGCCGTTTAACTCCACGGTTACTTTTTCT